ATTACCAGTGCAGGCTAACTGTTGAGACCCTTCCGTCATGTCTGAGTCTTCTGAGATTGCCCAATCAATGGTCTCAGGAAACTCTTTCTTCAGCTTCTCATAGGTCTCTAAGTCTATGGGTTCATAGGGTGCCTGTTGGTACGTATGTTCGGAATAAGGGAGGAACGATACTCCACTAATCTTATCGAACTTGTTGTACAGCCACTGACCTACCTCAAGGAACTCATTGTCACGGTAGTAACACGTCATGGACGGCTTGTGTTCACACCAGTAATCCTGATAGATCTCCCATAGCTCAAGTTGTTCCATTGCACCCATCTCAGAGGCCACCACAGCCCCGTCAGGGGATTTTATGGGGAAGGAGAATACCTTGGTAGTGGGTGACATGACATCGTCCTCTACAGGCACTCCTGCGGCCTCTAAGACCTGACATAGGGGGTCTCTTGAATCTGCTCTTACTCGTCTAATGTACTGATCTGAGTATCTAGGATGGATACCAGAAGCAGAATCAACAAGCTGAGAAACAGTACCGGAAGGCTTAACAGCAGTAATAGCGGTAGACACATTAATACCAAGGCGTTTCGCCCATTCTGCATTAGCTTTAATCGCTTCTTCTTTGAGTTCAGTAAGCCAAGTCTTGAGAACACCTTTGTCTCTCCTTCCTGATAGGGTTGGATGATCCATAATACCCGTCAACGACACACCAAGTAGTGCTTCCTCTTCGGTGTTGTTTTTCCACACCTTACGTAGATAACAAAAGTCCGTTAGGGTAGCCTGTAGAGTTCCAAGGATAGCCGCAGCACGTACTTTTCGTTTAAGGTCTGACAACGTATCGGATGCCCTGACAACAACTTCTGATAGATTGCAGAACTGGTAGGGCCTGAGGATGATCTCTGAGCACGGATTAGTTCCAAAATCATAGGTAACATCTCGTCGGTCGTTCTTTGCAGCTTGCTTTTGGCTTGCGACTCTAGAGAACATACCTCGTTCTCCGGAGCGGGACTCGTATAAACTTTTCCACTCATTTAGGAATGCCTCAAAGTCTGGCTTCTCTGTATAACATGCGCTGTTGTTAGCTAGGCCACGCTGCGGATTGTCTTGCCACCACTGGCCTGACTTGCATCGTCGGAGTCTATCGTCAGTGAGGTTAGACAAACTGATGAGAGCGCTTCGCCTAACCCCGCCGACAACGACGATCTGTGCAATCTTACAGCAGAGATCGTGACATTCGATTGAGGAGAGTTTACGTCCATGAGCTTCCCGAAAGATGTCAACGGTGAAGTTAAACAGATCGACAAGAGGTTCTGGACCAGATGCTCTACCGCCGAAGGTCTTAAGGGTTGCGCCTGCAGGTCGTACTCCAGATACGTCCCACTTTGGAAGCTGACCCGAATAGAGCAAGCTAACAAGCTCTCTGTATGCTTTAGCCCAGCCAATTTTAGAATCGGCGACGTGTATAACGGTATCGGTGTCATGGAAGTCCTCCGCTACTTCTGGTAGCTTACTGATGTACTGACGTTCGACACTGAAGCCTACGCCTGTACCGCACATCAGGACGTACATCATTTCGTCAAACGCCTTAGGATGGTCTATAGGTAAATAACTACAGTTGAAGCCAGCGACGTTGTCACGGTCCAATGCCTCCCCTGCAGTCATTAACGCTCTCATGCTGGGCATTACATTCATGTCGTGAATGTCTGAAAATATACTGTTAGCGTCTTCCAGAGTAAGTTTACCTTTCTCAATCCAGAAGTTTAGATATCTGTCTATTGTTTCTTCCCAAGTCTCCCGACGCTGCTCCTCTGGCAGATATCGGGCATACCGGGACTTGTGTATATATTGTTGATATGCGTCCATTAATTTTCCTCTTCAAAATATCTCTTGCAAAATACTTTTGTTACTTCTTCGTCTACACAAATCAAAGAGCCGTACATCGGTATGCACCTTTCTTTTACAATCGTGTACGAACCGTATTCAGCACAAATCCTTGTGTCGGGCTCAGTTACGCAGCCGGGTATAAGAAGAAACAAAAGTAGTCGTTTCACTGGTTCACCTCTTGAATCAGCCTGTCAATATACCAGCGGCACTTACGTAAGTCCTCCACTGGTTTACCTTTGTAGTCGTACCGCCAGAGGTACTTCAAAGCGTTGCCCTTAAGATAGCCCTTGAACTCATGTTCAGGCATGGACGCTTTGATTGCTTCGATGGCTTCGATTGCCCCCTTGTTGTAATGGTCAGGTTGGTCTACGGGGTCTGCTTCTTTAGGCTTTCTAATGGAAAGACTGTTAAGTGCAGTAATTGTGTCCCATTCTTCAGGGGTCGCATCATCTATACTCAATTTGTTCATCCTCTAGTTCCTCTTCAAACACGTCTAGTCTGTTAATCAGTCTGTCCTCAAAGCGATCCAACAGCTGCTCCGAAGTAATCTCCAAAGCCTCTAGAAGATCGTCAGGATCATAGGCTTTTAGTAGCCTTTCCTTGATCTCCTCAAGCGTTAGAGACATAGTCAATTAACTCCTGTAGTGTATCTATATTATACCACAAAATTCCTTCTTTGTCACACCATTCCGACATGGTCATTTTGGCACCTTTTCTTATTTTTTTGTTAGGTTGCATCAGTACGAAGACAAGTTCTTGTCCTGTTGGCAGACTATCTCTGATGCTGGTGTACTTCTTGGTGTCTCCGTCTCTAAAGTACCCCTTGCACTCCACGAGAACACCAGAGGCATGATGAACAAAGTCAGGACGATAACTGCGCTGAATAGTGTAGGGGACGGTGAAGGGTTCATAATCAAAACCTTTTAGTATCTTGCTGACATCTTCTTCGAACGTGCTTCTAAATTTCGATTTCTGGGACTTTCGGTTCATTAAACACCTCTGTTAAATAGCGTGGTCCTGACGAATAAGCAAAGGCTCTTACGTTAGGCCAACATTTCTTTTTATAGGAACAGTAGGAACATCCAGTGTCCAACTTCATGTTGCCACTCTTGCCGTCTTCCTTTGGCTGGTAACAGTGCTTAGGTGGCTCAGGTTGTTCCACCATTGCTTTAATGTGGTCAATACGTTCACCAATGTCGTAACCAATCTTTTCATAAACAGGTGCTTGAGTGTCCTCATCGTCGTACATGAGGTACGTCAAGTGACCATTCTGCTTGTCCATGGCTAACCATCCGTATTGAGTTTGGCCCTCTGATCTTGAATATCCCTTAATTTGAGAAACGTAGCCAAACGGGTCATCAAAAGCAAGACTTCCGTCTTTGAATTTTCTAAACCCATAAGTGGACACGCTTTTAACATCAGTGACAATGCCGTCAATTTTGCAGTCCATAGAGCCACTAATACCGTTAACTTCACACTTTTTCTGTTCATCCGTCACCTCGTGACCTGCTGCTCGTGTAAGGAATAGTAACATCTCTTCAATCAAGTGTCCGTACAGGAACTTAACGTACGTGTGGCCCTGCATGTCGTCCATCTTTTCTACGTCATTCCAGACGTTCCAAAGGAAGCGGTCACTGCGTCCTATATTGGACATGCGTAGCTTCCTTGAGTCGTCACGCTTCTGTGTAAACTCGTGGCGCATAAGACGCTTAACGCCTTCACCAAAGGCTTCAATGCACTCTTCAATATCTACATCATCAGGGACTTGTTTAGTCTCTACTAGTTTGTAGATGTCGCTAATAAGCGTATGTATGTTTTTCATTCCGACTGCTCCAAGTAGTCTATTGCTCTTTGTAAAAACTCTTTATCGTCATAAAAACCGCCTAACGACCTGTTGCAATTATGGCACAACCAGCCTCTAAATGTATCGTTTTCGTGACAATGATCTAAAGCCCATGCACTATTTATCTGATTTCCTTGTCCTTTAACTTCTGAAGCTCCCCTTAAACAGATAGGACATTTGTAATCTTCATCGGGATAAGGTTGATTCTTTCTAAGCCTGTCTCTAACTTTCTGTAAACTATAATTACACTGTTTGCATTCACTTCTTAAGTAAGGTCTGCCTGAGTTTTTAGAGTAAAAAGAAAGTGGCAAATCACGATTACACTTAATACAAACTTTACTGTCTCCTTTTACTTCATAATCGTCATCAGGTATAAAACTTAATTGTTCCGTTAATGAGTCTCCGCCCATGTAGTACCCACCTTGTATTCTCCGTCCAGAGGACATCGTAAGTCAAAGGCCACCCCCGCAGCCTTTAAACATTCCACAGCCAACCACCCATACTTA